CTATGACGAGGGTGGATACCACTGCTTGAGTCCACAAGCTGTGATACTGTCCCACTTGGTTTGACACAGGTGATTGCTGTGCTTTGTGGGATTCCAAAGATTGCTGCCCACTCTTTGTTCGTTTCAACAGCAATCTGCCGTAATGCTTCAAGCGTCTTATCAAGTCCATGTTTCTTTCCACTAGTCAATTCGTTATCCATTATCCCTGTAAGGCTAACACCTAGTAGTCTTTCTTCTTCAGTGTTGTTCTTCCATACCTTACGCAGATAAGGGAACTTAGTTAAGGTAGCCTGTGCTGTGCCAAGTATAGTCGCAAGCATTACCTTCCTCTTCAGATCTTCAAACTTATCTTTCTCTCGTATTACAACTTCTGTTAAGTTACAGAACTGATAAGGTCTAAGTATTATTTCACTGCAAGGATTAGTTCCAAACTCATAGTCAGCATCTCTCCTGCCAAACTTCTTTGCCTGTTCCTTTGCAGATATTCGATTAAATATACCACGCTCTCCTGACTTTGATTCCACAAGTGCTGTCCACTCTCTCAAGAATGTCTCCCCATCAGGCTTGTCAGTGTAGCATACAGAGTTATTAGAGAGTGCCATCTGTGGTGCTGTCTCCCACCACTGTCCTGACTTAGCGTGTCTCATGCGCTGATCCGATAGATTAGATAGACTAATCATAGCAGAACGTCTAACACCACCTGACACAACAACCTCTCCAACCTTACACATTAGATTGTGACAATCGTAGCTAGACAATTTGCGTCCTGCATTGTGTTTAAACAGTGCTGTGGTAAAGTTAAATAAATCCACCAAAGGTCCTGGACCTGATGCTCTGCCACCAAAGATTTGTAGTCTAGAACCTGCAGGTCTAATCTTTGATACGTCCCAATGGGGAGACTCACCCATATAGAGATGTCCTATAAGCTTACGTAGTGCTTTTGCCCATCCCTCTTTACTATCTTGCACTTCTATAACAGTAGTTACCTGTTCTATTGTTTGTGGTATCTCAGGCAGCTGATTAACGTACTGTCTTTCCACAGAGAACCCAACTCCTGTCCCACATAATAGTATGTACATTGCTTCATCAAAAGACTTTGGATCATCTACAGGTAGATAGCTGCAGTTGTACCCTGCAGTGTTGTCTCTCTCTAACGCAAGACCTGCTGTCATCAACGCTCTCATAGATGGCATAACTTCTAGTTTGGTTATAGAGTCCTTTAACTGAGCGATAGGTAAGTTTCCCTTTACCTTCAACGACATAAAGTCAACATATCTGCTGACAGTTTCTTCCCATGTTTCTCTTCTATTCTCGTTTGGCAGCCACCTAGCGTATCTAGAAATGGCTATAAATTTTTGATAATCGTTCATATCTTTGTTACCTTTATGCTGTTAATTTCAATGTCGTCCATATCATAGAGAAGATCTTTTACTATATCAGATATAACTTTTTCACCTTCTTTTTTCTTAGATGCTGAATCACAGGTTACAGGTAGATGGCTAGACTCATCATCTATCTCAACCTCTGCTGTAATCTTAAACTTCATCCTAACATACTCCTGTTATCTATATCTCTAATCATTGCTTTGAGATACCACTCTGCCTTTTTCAAATCTTCTATACCATTCTTATAGCGCCAACGGTGAAGATATTTTATTACATTGCCCTGACAATAGGAAGAAAACTCTTCACCTAGTTGCTGCTGAATATAATCAATACACTCCATACCACCATTATTGTAGTGTGGAGGGCTGTTAACTTTATCTACTTCCACTTGCTCAGTGTCCCTAGTTGTATTCTTTTCTTCTTTTCTGTCAACCATTTTTTAGGTATCTCCTTGTCTGTCCATTTAAATCCATACTTATCACACCAATCACAGTATCTAGTCTTTGATCCTTTGTTAATAACATTGTATGCGTTTTGAAACAGAAAGCGTATATCTAGCTCAGGATACTGCTCCTGTATTAGCAGGTGCTTTACCCTGTCCTTTGGTCTGAACCAACCTTTCGCCTCAATAATAATACCATTGTTAAGAACAAAGTCAGGCTTATAGAGTCTAAACATTTGTACTGCGTATCTGATAGACATCTTTTCATATCGAATCCTTTGCTTGAGAAGGCGCAGCTCTTTTGCCACGCTCTCCTCAAACTTGCTCCTAAAGTGTATCTTGGGCATCGGCTAATTTTACATAATTTATCAAAGGTGGTGTAGCCGACTTAGAAACTTTTGATGGAAGAACCTGAAGATTATCCCAACACTTATCTCTGTACGAGCAGAAACTACACTCAATACCTAGTTTCATATTACCACTAGGCTTACCATAGTAAGTCTCAGCTACAGGCTCGTAGCATCTCTCAAATGGCTCGTCTTTATTTATGTAGTCCACAGTGTCTTGTATTTTCTTCAGCTCTTCTTCAGCATCTACACCACTAGCACTAATGTATTTAAAGTTTCCGTTTGCTTTGTTTACAACCCACCATCCACCAACAGGAACACCTTTCGCTTTTGAGTAGCCAACGAGTTGTGACACATACCCAAAGCTGTCTTTGCTCTGCAGCGTTTCAAAGTCTGTAAATTTATTTTCGTATGCCCAAGGAGAGGCTGACTTAACATCGTCAACCTTTCCATTTAGTACGAGGTCATATGTCCCATCAACATGTCCCCCCTCAAGAGGTAAAGAAACCTGTTCACTATCATCAAACGGTACGTCTGCTGCTCTTAGTAAACCTTTAAAGACAGCCTCTATTATGTCCCCAAGAATCATGTTGATAAGAAAGTAGGGAGAGTCAGAGATCTTTTCGTCAGGGTGATTCTTTTCAAACCACAGCTGACACTTCTTACGTCCAATGTTAGACATACGAAGTTTAAACTTCCTCTTCTCCCCTGAGAATTGACGACCCAAAGCCTCCTCTACATCCTTGGATACGAGGTTAAGAATATCCTTATCCATACTAGCTTTGCCTAGCATGACGTTTTGTAAAAAAGTATGGATCGCCACTTCTGCAGGATGGTTCATAGACTACTCCTCAATCTCAACAATGTTAGCAGCAATCTCGTCTTCCTGATCAGATAGTTCCTCAGGTCTACGATGCTCCTCCCACTTGCTGATTGTTATTGAGTTCATAGCCTCAACCCACTCAACAAAGTTATTCAGCACTTCTTGGTCATCAGTGGTAATCTCTACTACTTTACCCAATACAGGCTTAACCACAGCATAAGTTGCGCCACTAGGTATACTCTTTACTTCTGAGCCAAGATGTAACAGGTGCTGAATGGGAAGCCTATTCTTTCTCTGAATCTGATTGAACATATCCGTCATAGCCTTAAAGCTATCTCTGTTCTTAATCCTCATCAAGAAAGGGAACTCTTTAACATCCACAGGTTTACCATCGGCATCCTTAGCTTTGTCAAGTGTACACAGACCAAACACAATCTTGAACCTATCAACAGATCGCATGAGGTCTTGTGTCTCTTGTGGCAGCGCCTTGAAATCCTTAACGTAGCCTGAAGGTCTACCACAGTTAAACGTGCCGTAGTTGTCCTTCAGATCGCCATTCAAAGACGTTGCCATTACAGTTCGTAACATTCTACCTTCACCACCATCAGGCTTCTGATAGTGCTTGTCATAGCGCTGAAACTGAAAGCGCTGCATGAAGGGGCGAATAGTTACCTTATCGCTGTAATAGATTGTATCATCAGGAAACGTAACAGAGAAAGCTCCTGCCTTGACTATAGCTACTTCCATAGTCTCGCCTTCTACTTCCTTTGTACCCATCACATTCTGATGAACTTGTTTGATCTCTGCTAAAGCTGATGTGCTTTTTGCAGGTGCGTTTGAGATCCCCATCAACTCTGCCAAGTCAGCAGGGGATTTACCAATTATGTCTAATGCGTTTTCCATTTGTGTTTTTTTACTCCTAAATTATAAAACGAATTTTATCAGACTACATCTTTAACGTCAAGCCAATTATCACCTATTTTTGACTCAAGTAATAATGGAACATTAACATCGATGTTGTAGTAGGACTCTACTATACTCTTTAAGTTTTTGTTTACATCATCTATGATACCCAATACATCCTTCTGCTCTAACGGATGCACATCTAATACCACAGAGTCATGCACACTGTTCACTAACATACTCTTGTAACCATTTAATCTAGTCTCAATCTCCAACATTACAATAGGAACTATATCTGCTGTAGCAAAACCCTGAACAGGATAGTTCTTAATCATGGTAAAGTGTGTTGGAGTTCCACTTGCCCTTCTCTCTACATCAGGAAAAGCATACTGCCTACCTGAAGGTATCTTTATTCTGCCAAGGTTAATAGCCTCATCTCCTAGCTTCTTATGCCACTTGGCTATACCTTTGTATTTATCCATAAAGTGTGTGTAATACTCTGCCTCAGCTTTCGTTCTACCGAACCCTGTAGCTCCGTAGAGAGGCGCAAAGGTATGTGCCTTAGCTTCTTGCCTAGAAGTAGGTTGTCCTGCCTCAGTGATGATCTTTGCTGTGTAGGAATGAACGTCAAATCCGGTTGACACTTCCTCCATTGCCACTTTGTCCTGAGATAATAACGCTGCCACTCTAAACTCTAGCTGTGCAAAGTCTGCCTCTAGTATCTTACCCTTCATACCAAAAGCACTGTTGTTCCAACGTGATGTAAACACTTTCTTCACAGGAAACGTACCACCTCTAGGCATGTTTTGCATGTTAGGATTGCGTCCACTAAAGCGTCCTGTGGCTGTAACATGCTGTGTTAAACTAACATGCAGCATACCATCCTCTTTTGTGTAGTGTTCTATGCCATCAACAAAAGCAGAGAGGTAGCTTGATACAGCGCTTTGTCTTTTTAGGTCTGTCAAGAAAGACTCTGCCTCCTCCATATCCATAGACTTGGCTATATTGATAAGCTGCTCCAAGTTTCCCTTGCTTGTGGAGAAACCATTGGCGCTAACCCACGCTTTTGAGGGTGGGAAGAACCCTAGTCCTGCCATTTGTTTTAGCTTGGTAAGTTTATACCCTCTTGTGTCACAGGATGTGCATCGATTTGGTTTGGCAAAACGTGTTCCGTCCTTCTTAGTCTTGTATACTTTGCCTTTTCCCTTACATGTTTGGCATATACTAGCCTTTGTTTTTACCATCATGGCACTATTATCCTTGACAACCTGTTTAAACTCCTCCTTGTCCTCAACATTGTCAAAGGCTATCGCCCATTTTTTCTTATCGTATAGTATTCTAGAGTAAATTACCTGACTAACTTGCTCAGGAGAGTTAAGATTTATCGGAGTATCCCCCATTAAGTTCTTGACTTTTTCATTTAACCTATTTTCTATCTGCAGCAGCTCGTCTTCAAACTGTTTTCTCACCTCTTTTAGCGCAGTTTTATCTATGTTAAACCCATTCATGTACATTTTTGTCAGAGTTTTGCACACTTTGTTGGTAGTATCCCTTACATTTACCAAAGATTCAGACTCAGGCTTGGCATATTCATCTAGCAGCCTCCAATATAACGATCTAGTAACCTTTAAATCCTGTTCAAGGTAGGTTGACAGCTCATCTAGAGGTATCTCATCTGTTTGAAAGCCTCGTCTAAAGTAATCCTTTAGTGTATCAGACTTCTTCATGTCCAAATCGTAGCGCAATGCACAGTTTTCCAGGCTAACAGACCCCTTTTGTCCACGCTGTAGTATGTAATCCCCTAGCATAGTATCAAATATCTCACCATCGTATTTAAAACCACATGCCCATAGCCATTGCAGGTCATACTGTAGGTTGTGTCCTATGATTAGTGAGGTATTATCTAGCACTTCTTGTAGTTTTTTCTGTGCAGAGTCATCCTCAATGGTCTTTTCTTTATGGTCAAAAACAAATACAGTTTTTTCCTCTTCCCTAATATGATCCATGATACCCACAAGCGTCAAAGAATTGGCAGGTTCAAAAGGGTCTAGGTGCAGCTTACCATCTCGTTTAGTTGTGGTGTTTTCTACATCAAGTATTATCTTCATGCTGAATACCTCCCTGTTTCTACATCTAACTCAACATGGACAGCACCATGCCATCCTGTTAACTTGTTCTTAGCCAATCGAATGTGGCGCTGAGGATCATTACTGTCCTGTCCTTCAATGTCAGGGTTCTTACTAATTAATAACATCAAGTCTGCCTCTGCTGCCTTCCCTGTTTTACTACCCTCAAGCATAGATTGGTTAACATTTATCTTACCCTCAGCCTCTGCTGAAAGTTGGGACATCCAAATGATAACGCAATTATATTTTTTGGCAATGTTTCTTGCGTGAATAGCTGCTTCTTTCAGATAAATATCTGTTCTTTCTGATCCACCTGTTGCAAACTTGTCACCCATATCAAGAACGATGATGTCAGGGTTAACACTTTTGGCAAGCTGCTCAACATAGTCCATGTTCTTATCCGTGGCATCCTTTATAGACAGAAGGTTTCGCAGAGGATCGTATCTTTCTAGCGCTAACTTCCTGTTCTCCAATACTTGATCACTAGACATATTAGACTTGCAATAAAGGTATCTCAAACCCACACGCTTGTATGCCTCCTCATTACACAAGACCACACACTTTGCACCCTGTTCTATAAATCCACCCTCAGAGGCTACGATACTAGCGTGGAAGGATGTTTTCCCTGTATTAGGTCTAGCACCCACGATAACAAAGTGACCACCACTCAAACCTTCTACTCGTCTACGCAGCGAGGGAATGTTAAACTTCCATTGAAACTTTAGGTTGAGGTGATCAACCAATGTGTTGAAAGATATGTCGTCACCTTTGAACTTAAAACTAGGTGTGAAATCATCCTGATAGTTATCTAATATGTTTCGCAAAGGTTCGAGGTTGTTCTTTGTGCCATTAACATAATCAAATCCTATGTTGGCTACCTCCTCTCCAACCATCTGTTGAAACAACTTAGACAAAACTTCCTTGGCTATGTCGTTGTTCATCGGCTCTTCTTTAGACAGCTTACTAAACAAAACCTCAAACGATGCCTTGTTTGCTGAGGTCATAGTGCCATTGTCAGAAAAGAACAAAGCCTGTAGTTCTGTCAGAGATAAGTTTCTCTCATGCTTGCCCATAGCCTCGTCCAAAGTATTCTTTATCTTGCGTACATCTTTACTAAAGAGCCTATCAGGACACTTGCTGCCCCTATGATCCTCATAAAAGTCTTTCTGCATTAAACTCCTAATTAGCGCTAGTTCTATCATTCTGTATCTTCTCCTCTATTAATCCATCAATAAGATTCAACATTTTGTCAAAGTCTTCTTTGTCTAAGTTCTCTATGTAAAACCATTCGTTAGCTCTCTTACGGCTTAAACCCTCAGCCAAAGAGTGTGCCATCTTTTCTGCCACACCTCTGTGCTTAAACTTTTTGTAGGTGACTAACTCGTAATCCCTGTGAGGACTAGATGTTTGATAACCATTACATCTATCTTTGGATTCAATAGCCTTACCTATCTTGTACCAATTTTCCCAAGCAGGGTTCTTTAGTATGTAAACTTCTCCCTCTGTTGATAGTACATAATTAACCAAAGAAGAAAATGCAGCATCATTAAATGTTTTATATCTTCCAGGTTTATATAGTGGATGATCTTTGGAAACATGTTTACCATTAACGTACATCCTAAGACTATCTCTTTTTTTAACTGCTTCAGGATTATCTTTGTAGTATCTTTTTTTACCTGTCTTTGGATTTATTTTATCCATCTATCATCTCCCTCAATTTATCAAAATCTTTTTGACGTTTGTATTTTAAATCATCTTCAATCTGTAGTCCATAAACTTCTGATGGATCACAGTAACTTTTTAACTCTTTAGTATAATGAATAGTCTTACCAAGAGCGTCAGGATCAAGAGCTACAATAACCTTATCAAAGGTATCAATATATTCTTTATGCTCTTTCAACAGGCTTGTACCCAACAGCGCTACACCTGTAACACCTATAAAGTTCTCCCCAATAACTGCTGCTGACACAACGTCCTCAACGACTACAGCTATACTCTTGCTAGGCTTGATGCAGTAGGAATAATATTTTGCTGCGCCTCCATACTTGTACCACTTAGGCTGTGCATTGTATAACGCTCTACCTATTGCATCAACAACCCTGCCGTTCTTGTAGATAGGAAACACAGCTCGTTGACTCTTACAATCATACAGCAGCTCTATGTTTAAATCCCAACGTCTCCTAAAGCGCTGCACATAAGTGTTGTCACCATCTGTTATATACTCAGGCATCTCAAACTTCTTAGGTGTAACCCTTTCCTCCACACCCTGTATCTTATTCTTAATAGTTTCCACTAACATCGGTGTCATAGTCGCACCTTTAACATCACAACTATTCCTGTAGCAGTTGTATATAATTAATCCTTCCTTGTTTGTTGCTGTAAACTTCTTCACTCCGTTGCAGATAGGACAATCTAATGTAATTGTTTCCCCTTCTTTAACGTCTAGTCGTCTTATAAAATCATTAGTAGGTTTGTTCACCATTATTCTTTTGCCTCCTCTCTAAAGCACTCGCTGCTGATTTGTATGTGTGTCGGATGTATGGACGCATTGATTGAGGTGAGTTATGTCCTGACACAGCCATAATCTGCGTTGTGTCTACTCCTGCCTCTACCATCTCTGTTATAGCTGTCCTTCTCATATCCATTGCTGTTAATTCTTTTGGCAGGTTCGCTGCCTCTTTTACTCTGTTTACCATTCTACTAATATCCACATCAGTGTATATAGCATACCCTCCGTTTCTAGGATAGGGATGTGGTGCAACGTACTCTTGAAAACCAAAGTCTTTGCGCTGCTGTTCTAACATTCGATACATATGTATAGTTATGGGTATATGCACCTCAGCTCTTCTCTTGGATTGCTCAAGATCTAACCTACGTTCTTCAAAGTTTATGTTATCCCACCTGAGGGATCGCATATCGCCTATCCTCTGAGCAAAGGTATATGCCATGTGAACTATTAGTCCAATGCTCCTCCACTCAAACTCGCTGTAAGCAGTATCCAAGAACTGCCTAACCTGATCATATGTCCACATAACCTTGCGAGGTTTAGTCTGCATCTTCTTCACTAGCCTCATAGGATTGCTTGTCATCAACTCCAACTCTACTGCCATATTAAACAGCACAGATATAACAGTAGAGGTCAGGTTAGCTGTCCTGATTCCTGATTTTAACCACTCTTGGTAGGCAATTTTGCACTCAGACACGCCAATCTTCCCTAGATTAGTACGACCAAACGTAACTTTGGGGCTGAGAAACGTCCTCACAGCACGATCAATACAGTAATCGTAGCTTTTTTGGGTAGGCAGCCTGAGTGACAGGAACTGTGGTGTTGTCCTGTAGTACCCAACAAGATCATCAAATGTTTTTATAGTCATCGTTCATCATCCATACACAAATAACTATTATAACGTAAAGTATTAGTAAGAAAAAATATCCCATTACTTCATCCCCTTTGGTTTAGGTAGAGGCACTCTAACCTCCACTACTTTCTTTTGTCGCCACATCACAGCTCGTTTACCATTACCTTCAAACGCTATCGCAAGCGCATCTTTACTTATAAAACCAGGATCTATTTCCCAAGAATATCCGGATTTTCTGTTCTCCCTAACTTGGTTAATAAACTCTTTGTTCTGCTCCACAAATACTAGTGCTGCAAATCCTAAAAATAGTTCTGTCATATTATCTCTCCCATCTGTAAAAAATATGTCTATCAATTCTAGTCGTTTTCGTTTTCGTCTTTGCCCATGCAGGTCTTACATAGGTTGCATGATAGTGCGTGGCTCCTTCTGTAATGTCAAGCACTATTGTTTTCGTAAGTAAAATAGATGCGTGTTCTAGTGCATGGCTCCATGTTTTACTTTCAAAATCAGGTGTATCATCCTTACCATCGCAGTACCAACTAAAGCTACAGCGAAAAAGTATAGGTTTATTTGTTCCCTTGTGCGTAATAGCTTGTTTCACCACCTCACATACTGTATCAGGAAACCTAGAATCTTCTACACGATTAAGAACCACTTGCCCTACAGCCATTTGCCCTATCATCGATTGATTCCCTGCCTCATGGTAAATGTTAACTGCCATACACATCAGTGCTGTTTCTAATAGCATCAGCTATCTCCTTATACTCTTGTATTATTTGTTTATCTTGTTCTTCTGTGTCGTCAAATCCCTCGTCTAATAAAACACTATCCTTCTCATTCATTGTTACCTCCTTTAATGTAATACTTCATAGTCAAACTCAGGGTCATGCTCAACGTAACCTATTATCTTAGCATCAATAATAGTGTCGTGTTCTATGTCCCAATCACATTCTCTCGCAACGACTTCTGTGTTGGGTGCATCATGCTCCACCTTTATTATTATATATGCCCATTTACTCATAAGATAAGCTGAACAAATGCGTTCAATCCCATTGTAAAAGTTATTAGTAAAAATATAGTAAGCAGCAGCGCTATACCCTCATCGTCATTATTATTCTTCATGGCAAAAGTTCCTCCAAAATTTACAGTTGTTATCTGACTTGCACACTCTCTCGTGTTTAGCATTTTCCCAACACTCCGATTGCCAAGGCGAAAAGTATTTAGTTGTAAATCTATCCACCCAATCTTGCCCATCAGCTGCCCACAAAAAACCTATTGGTAATGGAATAAGTAATAGGAATATTATGAAGAAAGCTTTGCCAAATCCTTCGTTATGATATGGTTTCATATTTATATTCCCTTCTTCTTATTTAAACCCTTTGGGTCATATTGTTCTTTAACAATCTCATCAGGCATAAACATACTACCTGTTCCATCATCAAACCAATTGTTCATAAACATTAATGTTATCATAAATATCATAACATAACTGAACCACTTAACAAACCATATGAACAATCCATACGCTTGCTGCGCCTGTTCTAATGCTTGTTGTTTTACGTCATCATCACTCATACTGTTCTCCTACCCATCTTACTATTTCTCCTGTATTCCACTTGGCACATTCTTCCTGTGCAGCCTCGTAGGTATCAAAGACTTTGACAGGGGACTTGTCATCCCACATTGCTCCACACCCTTCCTTAACATACTCAGTATCCTCTTGCTCAAAAGGTGTGAAGAGTATTGCCCACTTAACTTGTCTCGTCATCTCTGAACTCCTCCTCAAGTTTCTCTTTAAGTTTCTGCTTTAGGTCATCAGCTTTCTTCTTATCCTCCTTATTGTTGAAGTCTCCAAAGTCTACGATAACGTGCTTATCAAACCAATCGTGATCAAATTCTTTACTCATGTGCTATCTCCTTTATTCCTTCAATTAAATCATCAATCAAATCTCCAATGGTATCTTCATTATCTGTGCCATCATGCACACGTTTAATATCCTGTAATTTGTGTGCATCAATGGTTGCTTTTAGATCCACCATATCAAAATATAATTTACTACACTTGTTTTCAAATTTAGTTATCTCCATCTTTTAACTCCTTCCTTAAAAGTTTTGCCTGGAAAATCTCATGCTGATGCCTACGCTTGGCAACCTTTTCCCTCTTGTCGTTGATGGTCATGGTTGCCTTGCGTACAAACATTGGATTACGAGGCTTTGATGTTTTCGCCTTTTTGTAATACGTCTTAGGCACTAACCATACTCCACTTAGCAGGGATGCCCCATTTTATGCGCTGCCTGATATCCTCTACAGTAGAGGCACAATCGGTGCTGTTACCCTCGTCATCGCAGCCAATAACAAGACTTCGGTTTACTAATAGCATATCTTGTTCCCTGTACGTTATGCTAAACCAATGCTTGTCCTCAGCACTAACATACAACCCTTCATCATCAATGTAGATGCCATCCCCTCCTGTTGGTGTTCGCACCACATTAAAGGTTCTAGGCTTATACGTCATGCCTTCTGCGCTAGTAAAACTTATATGCTCATAGATAGTCTTATAATCTCCATTGTAGTCTAGCTGCATAACTCGTTGCTCTTTTGGGTCTATCAATATAGCTTTCATCCTTAGCCTCCTATTGGTTTATCTGACAGAGATATGGATTTACCAAAGTATCTCTTGGCTGTTTCAGTAGTAATGATGTACTCACCTCCACCTTTTTGATCTTGGATAAGATAAGGTTTAGTTCTAGCCTTACGTCTAAACCCTGACAGTTTAAACTGTTTACCATCCAAGGTAGCAACCTTAGTGAGGTCTAGCCTATCTATACTAGCAAAGTCCTCTAGATCTTTCTCACTCTGAGACTTAGCACCCTTCATCCTAAGATTAACTTTAAATGTAACCTCAGTATCGTTAAAGTTAGCGCTGCCAATCTCAACAATAAACTGTTCAAGACTTTCATTATCGTTAAGGGCATCATCTAATATTGCCCTAAGATCTTTTACCATTCTTCTATTTAATAACATATCGTTCTCCTTAATTTAAAATTGAAAATACCATCTTACTAGTTGATCTAAAACATAACACGCTCCAACGAGCAATATAAAAATAGATAGTCCATGACCACTTTCTTTATACATTCTAACCTCCATAATTAATATCATAAATATAATACGCATACAATGTAAAATACAATACCCACTCGTCTAATCTAGCTGCGTAGGCAGCAGCTGTACATAACATCAATCTCATTTAATGCCCTCCAATATGTGAGCTATAACATCTATAGTCCAACCATTGCCTAGCATCTTGTATTGCTGAGATTTTGAGACAGGCTTAACCACTCCATCAAAATTGCCCATGATGCAATAGTCGTCAGGAACTGTCTGAAGGCGAGAACATTCTTTTGGTGTGAGTTTGCGCCAATGCAGCTCGTCTACACTATCCCATTCGTGTCTATCATAGCTGCCCCTGCCACCAACTCTAACAGCCTTAGACTTGTCTCTAATCTGAGACACAAGGTGATTGTTATGCTCCCAAGAGCTTGTAGTGAGAGAGGGAGTTTTACCATCCTTAGCCTTATAGCCACCCTTGTTCCAACCTCTAGGCTGCTGATAGATAAGCACATTGTCTTTTTGTACTGTACTGAGGCAATTGCTTTTGTCATCCTTTCTACCCTCCAAATAAGCCTCAAGAGGTAGGTCTAACTGATTGTCCTTACGTACACCATCAATCTTGCGCCTGTTGACTATCCTGCCACCTTTAACACAGGCATATAATCCATCAGTAGATTGCTTGTATTGATTGGATAGTAAAGCTCCTGACTTTTCCTGATCAGGTGTAAAAGCTCTGCTCCTTGGATTATTCCTAGCTCTGTCCTGTGCCTGATTAGATAACGTCCACGTATCATCTAATCCTTGTTCCAATATATCTGCCAATATAATACCTCTATCCTCAGGCTGCTCTATTGGTACAGCTTTGTATGTATCACCATCCCTGACACCTAACCAATACAGCCTATGCCTGTTTTGTGCTGACACTAAGGCGCTATTAATAGCAACAGGATCAAAACCTAGCAGCTCACTAATCATAGTCTTGTATTCTTTTTTCATCCTAACATTTTCTAGGAAAATATATTTAGGTTTTAGCTGCTGTACTAATCGCCACCAATCAAAAAAGAGGCTGCTTTGTTCTCCCTCTACTAAACCTTTTCCTAATCCTGCAAAGGATAAATCTGTGCATGGTGATCCTGCCAACATCAAATCAATCCTTGGCAATGCTGCAGCATCTATCTTTTTAACATCTCCTAAATGGATAGTGTTAGGATAGTTATACTTGGCAACAGCTATGGCAAACTTATCTATCTCACTAGCAAAGTATTGATTAACTTTTATCCCTGCTTTCTCAAGAGCTATCTGCCCTCCTGATAAACCATCAAAACAACTTAATACATTTATCATTTTGTGACCTCTATCTTCCTTAACTCTAAGTTAACATATCCAATTGTATTGTGCATATCTCTAAACTCCAAACACTTTACCTCTGCGCCTACCTTCTCACTATCTATTGAATACATTTTAATAGGCTTGTTTAAATCTCCTGTTTCAAGCAGCATCTTAATTAAATCAATTGTTTTCATCTTGTTCTACCTCTGATTTATCTACAAACATTTCGTCAATAGGTGTTACACCTTCTTCCCCATTCTTAAAAACTTTAATGGTTAGTCCTGCATTTATTTTAGCTACTCTGATAGAAAAACCATCTACCTCTAACCATGCTCTATCATCTTTAAGAATGTAATCTTTATCTACTATAAAATCTTTCATTTTGTTTTAACCTCCTAGAGCTAAGGGGAACTATTCCCCTCGCTCCTTCATTAGCCTGTTAAACTCCTCAGGGTTCATCCATTGTTTAGTAACAGGATGCATTGGTAATCTGCCATTACTAGCTACCATCATTTTTAAGATAGCTTTGTTAGCTGCTGAGGTTGATCCCCTCTTACCATATCTCTCACGTTTATCAGTACGCACCAATGCCATATGATTAACGCTGATGTGCTTTAAGCTTTTGTATTGTCTAGCCATGTGTAACCTCCATTAGTTTGCTAGTGTATTTAAAATAGTTGTACTCGTTATAATCTTTAATGTCAAATCTTTCCAAATAAATGTATTAATTTATTTTCTAGATTGCTTAGTTTACTTTCGTTAGCCTGATATCTAATTGTTAAACCTCCTTTTTCTTTAAACTCCTCTAAGTTTGTTGGTCTATCGTCTATCAAAAGGTTTGGTTTAGAACCACTTACTAAGTCTTGACCTTTTGCCCATCTCCATTTCTCTGAAGAATAAAATCTTTTCTTGTTAAAATCATTATCAAAAGCATATCCGAAAACTTGGTCTAGCCATATGTCTTTATGCTTGCTGCTATTCTCCTCATCTCCCTTAAGAGGTGTTGAAAGTATTGACCATCTACCTTTTGTGTATCTCTCTATCATATGTAGAAATTTAACTGTAGTAGGAAAAATTGATATCCTACTAAAAAAATCTGTGCCTGTTAGCCTCTCAATTACATCCTCTTGTGTAGGGATATCCTTCCAATGCTGCACTCCAAATTCTGCAGCCAATCCACCAAAAAAATCTGCTATCACTCCATCCATATCCACATATGTCCAATTAACTTTTTTCATTTTTCTACCTCCTATCTTTTTTAATTCGTTTAAATCCTAAAAGCTTTTGAGTTATTTTAGGGATAGGTTTATTAAACCTAACTATCGTTTCTGTTTTAGTGTGCATATATTTATAAACTTTTTTCATTTTTCTATTTCCTCTTCTGTTTCCCTCCATAACTCCCAAAACCTTTTGCTATATTCCTCTTCAGTAAGATTTGGTTTTTCCTCTAAGAGCTGCTTTACCTCTTCAAAATCTAATTTCATTCTTGTCATTTTTTAACCTCTTTTATTTTTCTTATCCTATCTCTAATTCATTTTTTAAATTATGTAAAGAATTTTATTACATTACGTTGCGTCAATCTCTCATCCCTATTTTATAGTCTAATATGGCTAAATAAATCATTATTGGCACAGATAATAAAAATAAAATTGCTGTTGCTATCATAAAACCTAACACGTTTAAACCTCCTCTTTATTGACAATATGCGCTGCGTATTCTGTTGGATCAATATCATTTACATTAAATGGATTAGGCAGCTCTATCCCTGTAGAAATTCTTATTCTCTTGTAGTGTTTTAGGTATTCACTAAAAGCATTATAAAACTTTTTCTCTTGTTCCTGCTTTTCATTTTCAATTCTTGATAGCTGCAATCTTAATTGCTGCACCTCCTCTTTTAATTCTTTGTTTAGATCAAGCGCAGCGCTTAAACATCTATTGTCTACTAGCAGCTCTTGTCTTAACTCAAAAACGTCATCTTTTAATTTTTCTATTTGATCTTGTTTTGTCATAATCTTTTAACCTCTTGTTAATTGCTGTTGAGCGCCATTTTAATAGACACTAGTTAGAGGCTAAATAAATAGCCTCTACTTAGTAGCTATTATTTTGGATAGTCTTGTATTGCCAAAATAATTAGAGCTGCAGCAAAAATTAAACTTAACATTTTTTAACCTCCTCTTTTATTAATTAACGTATTGAACAAAACCTGAAACATCTTTACGTGCTTTTCCCTTTGCTTTTAAACCTACTACTACTCTTTTAGGATCAAGAAAACGTAAATCATCCTTATCACCATTAATAACTTTTAAACCTAAAAAGGTTTTTGGTAATTCATCCTTAAACACTACAGCTATATTTTGATCATTCTTTAGTGCTGTTTCATATTGCGCTGCATACCACTCATTAGCAGCACTATATGACCATGTTAAGTGATAGTTTTTAATGTGTGAAACGTCACGTTTAAATATTTTTGAATAATCGTAAAAGATCACGTTAGGGAATAAATCAAAAATGTTTTTATTATCTTTTATCATTATCTTTTCCCATTGGATATCCGTTGTTCCGTTTAATCTTACGCAAGCTTGAACACCTGCTTTAATACACTTACTTTCAAATTTCATTACATCTTGAAATAGTAGGTTTAAAAACTTTTCACGCTCCTTATAAAACATTACTGTTTTTCTTTTACGTGCCTCTTGTACTGTATTGGTTGTTTCACCTGCTTTAAATATGCCACCTCTACCTGCTGTATTAAGACAAGGTTTAAAACACTTTGCTATATCAGCAAAGGCGCAGCTATTAACCTCAATATTTTTTCCTGCTTTTTCAATTAACATTTTAAAAGGTGTTCCATAAAAGATTGCTGTTACATATTCTTTTCCGTCACCTTTAATCGTTTTAGCGTTATTACCTGCGCTTATTATGTTACCTTTAAAATTCATGATTTTAACCTCTTTTGAATTGCTGTTAACTACTCTTGTAATTCATAAATTAAATCGTGTCTACAAAAAATTTAAAAAAGATTAAATTATTTTTTTGGAGGCAATAAACCAACCTTGTAAATCCATAGTACTAAAACAGCTGCAGCGCAGCCAATGGGATATATGTTTTAATGATAGGCTGCTAAGTGATTATATATCTCTTTATAAATGCAGCAATTACAATTGATTATAATATTTATTGTTTAGAACTAGTTTAGTTTATTCTTTTTTGTTCTATAAAATGATAACTTTGTTCTATTTTGTTCTCGTTTTGTTCCCTGGATGTTCTACCCTGCGAGCGCCACCTGGGGGTATGTGGTATACGTATACACAGAAATACACAGAAGGGGGATTTGGACTGTAAACCACTTTGACTATAGGGTAGTTAACTCGATAAAGGGGATAGTGTCAAATAATTATATTGACATACTTGAAGATAGATGGTATAACATAGGCAGAGCCTTTTAGTTATAACATTAAAGTCTTAACAATCATTACATAACTTTAAAAAACATTATAACTAAAAAGTTATAACTACACTCTGTAGTAAAGATTATTTTATTTCCTAGTAAAAAAGTGTTGACAATGAAAGATTCCAAAGTAAAACTATATCCATCTGAAAAGGTTATTGAAG